CTGCGAAGTCAATATCAGCAGCCGGGCTAACTACGCCGCCAGACGCGGCACTAAAGCCACCTGATCTAGACACTGCTACACGTACATAGTTAGTATATGCAGTTTCACTTGTACTTTGTGTTCCGGCGTCGCCTGGATCACCTGTGTGTAAGCTAACATACAGACTTCCTGGTGCTGCGCTACCACGTAATCCACCTGCGTCACCAACTAAAGTAAAATCGGTATTGCTGAATAGAAGATCCAACATTCCGTCTTCCCATGTGTCACTCTTGCTCATTTATTATCTCCTGACTCGGATTGGTCTTCAATCCTCTTATATAAAGTCTTAGTCTAAAAATTTTTTTAGCTAACAACTATATAATACATTATATTATAGTAGTAGTACTTTGTCAAGCATTATTTTTCCTAGCTTTTCAAAAGTCACTAATTGTAGTTTCAAACGAATAAAGAGCGTATCTCATGGCATCTGCCATATTACTAGCTCTGTTATGTTTGGGTTTTTCCTTAATCAGATTAGGGTTTGGATCCCACTGATATTGGTCTAAGGATATCTGCATCTCTGTGCAATCTTGATCAACAATTAACCTATTGTTGTCGCAAATTGCAGCGACATGAGCGATACCATCTAGCTGCGATTTTTTAGCATTGATAGTGCTAAGGTCGTACATCTGAGCAAAGTCAAAACGAGTCTGCTGAGCTGCGGAGTCCATAAAGATATAATCTATATCGTACTTCTCTACTAGTCGTTGAATCTCTTCGGCGTGTTTCTCTGTAGTCTTTTCAGAATCGTAATACTCTGCTAAAGCGTAGTACTTCTCTTCTTTCCAATCGTATGCGAATACGCAGAAGGCGGTCGGGTCGCGATAACCTACGTCTAGTCCAGCGAAAATATCCATCTTGCTAGTGTCTAGTTGAGAGTTATCAGCGACACATTCTTCGAAGTTAAACTGCCAGATCTGTCCTTCGTATGTATTGAAGTCAGCCATATACTCTTGTCTAAATTCAGCTGAGGACATTGACTTCTGAGCTTCTTCAATGTCTTGTGCAGACATACGAGGATTTTCATTATAGTCTGCTGTTATAGATATCCATTCGCTAAACGCATCAGACCATCCTCTATCATAAAGTTCTGCAAACCAGTTATTACGACCACGAGGTGTAGAGATAAAAAGTGCTTTAGAGTTATCTTTGTCAAGAGTTGGACGCAATGCGACGTTAAAGGCATCCATGCCTTCGGCCAACGCCGCTTCGTCAAATATAATAAGGTCGTATGAGCGTCCGACGGTTGAGTCTACCTGATTAACAGAACCCATACGAATAGTAGATCCATTTGATAGTTCAATTATCTTGTCCTTAGCGTTATCTTTAACAACTTCAAGATCAAAATGTTTTATTAGATTTCTTTGTAAATCAAATGAGATCTGGGACAGCGAGTAGTTCGGAGACATAATAAGAATATTAGACCCAGGAACTAGAGATACTAATTGACCAATAATATTAGCAATGAAGGTCTTACCAAGTCGTCTAGAAATAGCTGCTACGACAAACCGATACTTAGGGCAGTTAATAGCATTAATAATAGCTTTCTGCGGATTAAGAGGCGTTATACCTAATAAATCTAAGTAAGGTTTAACTGGAAGTTTTATAAACCTTGTAGAAGGTAAAAAATCCATTATTTCTGTGCCGATAATATCGGCTCGACTAATTTTAATCACTTACTTCCTAACGTTTGACTATTAGAATTAACGTAAAGCCCGAACCATGCAGCCCCGGCACCTATCACTGTGCTAACAAACCCTGTTTGTGCAACACTTGGCGCTAAAAGCGCCATATACCAAATAGAGGAATACATAAGTAAAACAATATATGCCATGATAAATAGTCTAGGAAATATCCTATAAGCATCTAACATTCTAGCAAAGTGAACCCATTTATCATAAGGGTCATGATCTACAAGTTTAAGTGCTGTATTCTCCTTTAGTAAATCAACGTACTCTTGCCAACTGATACCTGCGATATCACTCGGAGAAGGCGTTGTCATCAAGAAACTCAGGCTCGCTGAAGGTAAAGACTTCTGCGGCGGGCTTTTCTCCGCGCATAAAAGCTTCTGCAAGTTCTTTCGTATTAAAACGATCCACCTTGTCTAAGGTAAGATCAATCACCATGTATTTACCGTTTCTAAATTTTAGTTGTTTCATCAACTTCCTCCATTGGAATAATTACACCAAGATAGCCTCGAAGCTTTCCATACTTATCAAGCTCCTGATACACGTGCACATGAGCCGTAAACTCGCTCTCATCTGGACGCTGAAATCTAATAATTTCGTGGTACTCCCGTGCACCTGCAACTGCCGCTAGCCAATCTTTCCATACTCTAGAGCGATCAGAAGGAGCAATTGCATTAATCCAACCATCTCCAACTACTTCATTTTGCGAGTATCCGGTTAGTCTATTGTAGGCTCGATTTACTTGAGTTACTTTTCCCTCTGGATTGGTTCTTACGATTGCCACGGTATGAATATTTAGTTGTGCTCTTAAAAATGCATCGAATTCGTTTTGACGATGCGCTATTTGATTGATGGCATCTCTAATAGAGTTTCCACCATTGGGATGTAACTCTGCTTCTATACGATCTAGTTGGGATGTTTCTTCCATTATATGTTGTCTAAGTAATGCTGCTGTGGATCCAAATGTTCTATCCCACAGTAGCCTAGCATAGTTACGTACTCTAGAGAAGCTGGCTAAAAACACTCCGAATATAGTAGCTATTGCCGCCCACTCGGCAAGTGTTATTCCCAAAATTATTTCCATTACGATACCTCATGCATTAACGCATCCATCAGCTTGCCGTAATTACCAGCTCCAAAGGTACCGCCATCATTAATTTGGACATTTGTCTGATTTTTGATGGTAACGTCTCTTTGTTTTTCACGCTCAATTTCTAGTTTAGCTTCATCAACTCTTATTTTATGCGCTAGAGAAATTAAATCAGCGAGGTCCTTGCTAGTATATTGCTGGCTTTCTTGTGCTTCTTCAACTTTGGAAGCTATCATTTCATCTAAAAGGCTTGCAATATTATTGCGATTACGATACCCCGTATCTAAATATATGGTATCAATATATTTTTTGACCTCTCTAGTGGCGAGAACTTGAGAAATTTTGTCGGCCCCGATGCCAAGAATTTCAGAGGCGCCTTTGATATTGCCCATAGTTAAATAGGCATTGGCAACCTCCACTCCTTCCGGGGAAATAGGTACTAATTCTGTGCTCATGTATTATTTCCTTTATTTTTAATATATAAGCCCAGTAGTAACGATTAATGCTGTATTCATAATAATTCCTCCTTATATTATACATGTATTATATATACTAATTGGTACAAAGTCAAGAAAAATTTTTTTAAGGTATGTAAAAGCAACAATTATAGGCACCATTATTGAATTTTGAAATTTCTAAAGGTTTACGTGAAGAGGGGCCCCTGCCCGCCAAATGAGAATGAGTCTCATTACCGCCCCTGCCCAATGCGAATGATTATCATTCTCATATGCTGCGCTGGCATGGGCAAGCATGGGCAGGCATGGCATCCAAACATAGGGCCAGGAGCTTCCCAGGCGGTCGCTGCCTGGACTTCTCCGACTACCCTAGATTACCCTATAGCCTAGGGACTCTCAGGGGCTTACAGGGGCTCTCAGGAGGCCTAGGAAAATATGCTTATAAATCAATGGCTTGCACGTTGACACAATTATACACAATTATACGCAATTATACACTCCGATAGGACTAACACGAACCAACGCTAACCTATTGATTTATATACACTTTTTCTTGGAGGCGCCGATAACTGCTTGATTTTAAAGGCATTTGACATCCTATGGCATAGGTGTAGAATGGGGTCATGGTTAAGTTATATAGGAGGTTTGATATAGCAGGTATGGTCTGATATAGGTTTCACTTGGCTGTTGTTCTAGTCAGGAGCATAGGTATCTCTTTGCCAGAGATATAGGGTGGTCACGCTTAACCCAATTGTAGTGATACAATGGAATCATGTACAAGCCGAGAGTGTTGGTATTCTGACACAAGTCAGTAACCTATCTAGCGATAGCATAACGCCAGCAAACCGTAGAATGTGCGGCCGTCTCCAAAAAACACTTTTTCTTCTTCTTTTTCAATCACTTAAAGGAACTTTTATTATGTCTAACGACAAAAGCAATACTACAGTGAATTACACTGTAGAACAGGAAGCAGCTATTAAAGCCGCTTCTCCTCTTAACCTTGAATCCGCGAAAGTATTAGGCGATTCTATGGGCAAAGGGTACCGTAGTATCATTGCCAAGTGTTTGAGCATGAAAGCAAGTGGAGCTGACTGCGATTACATTAGCAAGCCAGCCCCTGCCAAAAGGGAAGCGGTAGAAACCAAAGCCGAAATCGTGGCTGATATTGCCAAAGCTTTGGGCGTTTCGCTTGATGGTCTGGACAAAGCTACAGTGAAAGCTTTGTGTACTTTGCGCAGTGCCACCGTTCCAGCGTTTGCTTTGACGCAAGCGGAAAAGAACGAAGTTGAAACCGCTAACAGTTAAGGCGGTATCTTGGATTGGTGCGGTTGCCTTGGCAATCGCACCATTTCTAATTGGCACAATAACGGGCAAAATTCTGGCATGCTTTGGGTTGGCGCTTTTGTCAATTCAAGCTTGGCAGTTAAAAGCCTACAACATTGTTGCCGTAAACTTACTTGGCATCATAGGATATATTTATGCAATATAATATAATTGATTTAGACGGTACTGTGATTTGCTCACAGCACCGAAAGCTCTCTAATCCAGATGGTTCGCTAGATTTAGACCATTGGATAGAAAATTGCACAGCCGAGAAAATTGCGCTAGATTCATTATTGCCGTTAGCGGAAACAATGCGAAAAGCATATTATTCTGGTATTCATACAGTCATTGTATGTACTGCTAGAGTATTATCTGAAGCGGATTATGCGTTTTTTATGGAACATAATCTACCTTACCATTTCATGCTTGATCGGCCGCAAGGTTGCACAATGGCAGACGCTGAATTGAAAGACATTCAATTGCGAATTTTTGCCCATAATCAAGGTATTAGTTGGGCAAAATTCGCTAGTCAAAGCGTTTGCTATGATGACAATCAAGCGGTTCTATCTAGAATGAGACTGTCCGGTATTGTTGCGCTTGATGCTACGGAATTGAACAGGAGCATAGCAGCATGAAGAAGCAATTTCTCATGCTGCTAGATTCTGAAACTTGCCAAGATGGCAGTGTTGCAGATGTTGGAGCGGTCATTGTTGACCGCTCTGGCATTGTTATAAATCAATTCGCTTGTCTAGTGAAAGGCGTATATGATGACCGCGAAAACTTCCCACTATTCACGAATGAATTGGCGGGAGATCTTTGGAATCAGGCAAGCTTGGATAAACGTTATAGTCAGTACGATATGATGTTAGATTCTGGCTCTAGAATGTTGGCAAGTATACATGCCATTAATGGATGGTTAATGCGCGCAAAAGCGCATTACAATCCTATCTTGACAGCGTACAACTTGCCATTTGATATTAGTCATTGCCAGCAAACAGGTATTGATTTAACACCATTTGATCGTCGTTTTTGTCTTTGGTCGGCCAGTGTATCGGTTTTTGCAAAGACAAAAAAGTATAGACAATTCATACTTGATAACCATTTATTCAAGGCTGTGACTAAGCTTGGCAATATGTCATACCCAACTAATGCCGAGACAATGACGCGATTCATTCTGGGTGATATCTCAATCCCTGATGAACCTCATACAAGTTTAGAGGATTGTATAGGTTATGAACTGCCATATTAACTAAGCTTTTGAGACGCAAGTCTCTAAAATGGTTACTTACTGAACCGCTTGCATATAATTGGCAGGAGTTCCAAGTTAGAGACCACTACAAGCCTAATTAGAACCTTCACTGATGGCCGGACTTATTAGTCCGGCCATTCTACATAGGACAATATCATGAGAAAGAAAATTTCGCTTTTTAATAACTATGTCTGGTTTTTAGAATATGAAACCGGCGAGCTAGTAAATTTTTTGTACTATGCCGGACAAATTATTGCGGTATATGATCCAGAGCAAAATCCTATACAGGTATTTTGTGATTGGTTAGACAATCAAACCTCTGAAACCTTGCGTCCCTTTTATATGATGCTTGCAGAATATCATGCTTTGCGAAATTTACAGCTAAAATGGAAAACAGCACCATGAATCGCTTTGGTTATTTACTTTATAACATTGCCATTGTATATGGCCTTTTTCACATTATCTTTAATGTACTACCTGTGCTTATTGATTCTCACACTATACAATTGTGGGATGCTGTGATCTGTGCTTTTGTGGCTGATCATTACTTTTGTTCTGGGAGCAATTTCAATGAAACTTAAAAAAGTTGAACGAATAGACTTCTCTTGCACCCGCAAAGAGGCGGAAACAATTTTATCTGCTTTAAAATTCTATGCTGAAGATGATAGCACTAGTGCAAACAATTCGGCATATGCTTTTGATCTGGAAGACAAGCTTTTTTGTCTTTTGTATACTCCAGAATTGTAAACTTTTTTGTCCTAATTCGAACAATCGCTATTAGTCGGTAACCATTCCGCTGTCAGTCGATTGTTTGAATTAGGACTTTTTTTTGTTTTTCTGCCAATTGTAAATTTAGGTAAATTCTCTTGACAAATGAAAAATAGACATTT